TGAAAATATACCGGTTGATTACTTTATAATTGCGGTTGACAATGAGGGATATGTTACTCCTTTTAAAATTTCCCGTGATGCTAGGGAAAAAGCCCGATGGCAATGGCATAGATTGATAGCAGCCGCTCACAGGGTAAACATGGAAGGCATGGACATGGGCCCCGAGTTCTGGGGAGATAGTGAAGGATTTTTTGATTTTTAAAATAAATTAAAATGACAGAGCAACAAGAAAAATTAATATCCATTGAATATCTTTTAGATATTATTGATAATTTATTAGGCAATAACACACTGGCTTATGATTTTTGGATATTTAATGAAATTAGTTTAGCCGCAAGAGCAAAATATGAAAAGGAAATAATGGAAGCCATTGAAAAAGGGGTTAAATACACCGATGGAATAATAAGCGACGAAAGATTTCCATTTTAAAACAAAGCCATGAAAGAGTATAATAGCAAGATGTTAGAAATTAAATCTTTTTGTGAAGAGGTTAACGATTGGATTAGCACAGCCCCATCGGCTGAAATGCTAGACGAATGTGACGAATATTTAAGACAATTATCTGCTTATTACTCTCGCTATACGGTTATATCTGGCATGAATGAAAGTATTTATTCTTATCTAATGATGACTTGCATTAGAGATATGCCAGAGGAGGAGTATAAAAGAGTTAAACACTCCTCCACATTAACCGATTTTTACGTTAAAGGTAAATATCCGAAGGCTACGGCGATCTTCGAACAATGTAGAGCCGTTCAAAAGTTATTATTAGTAACTTCGGATAATTATAGAACTTTGCTTAGTAGCTTTAGGCAGGAAAGAATATTAGTCGGTCACATGACTACATAAAGATATTTGCAGACCTCGGGTTTAGGTGAATGTTATTTTCCCCAGATTAGACATTTCTTTCCACCTATTCGCGTCAGAGGATGAATTGGCAGCTTGGAAATAGACAGGCAAAATAGCAAGGTGGCGAAATGGTAAACGCAAGGACAGCGTAATAGCTTATAAAATGGTTTCCGAAAATTTGCAGGTATCGAATCCTGCCCTTGCACTTAGCATTGCATAAACGTTAAAGAAAAGTTGCCACAGGTTTATGTTAATATGCAGGCAGACCGAAACGCTTACGGTTAACAGGGCTTAACTCATAAAGTCCAGAGAGCGCAATCTAACGAGTGACAGCACGGACAGACGGCATTTTTAAACCATATCGTTGACGTCAACAAAATGATAATTATGAATGAAGTTGAAAAATTAAAAACAAAAACAAACGACGAAAGGGTTAGGGAATTAATGATAGCATCGGGGATTCTTCCTGATTATGAAAAAAACAAGGCATTTAGGACAAATGAAAACAAACTGCGCTACGACCTTTGCCCAGCCATTGCGCAAAGGGAATATGCGAAGGTTTGGACTGAAGGATTAAAAAAATATCCTGCCAGAAATTGGGAAAAAGGGTTTTTATTTTCAGAAGTAATTGCCTCCGCAATGCGTCACTTGGAAGCCATACGACTTGGTGAAATGATAGACGAAGAAAGTGGGCTTTTGCACTCAGCACACTTGATGGCAAATGCCGCAATGCTAACGGAATTTCATTTTACTCATCCAGAACTAAATGATTTACAAAAACCAATAAAATGATTTTAACCGACAAAACAATCATTGACGAAATCGCAGCCAAAAACATCGTCATTGAGCCATTAATTGAGGCAAACATTGGGACTAATAGTGTTGATTTAACGTTATCCAAAACTTTGTTAATGTACACCGACCATGTTCTTGACGTCAGGAAAAAGCCGCAAACGGCAGAAATTATTATTCCAGATGAAGGATTAATTTTAAAGCCCGGTATTCTTTATCTTGCATCAACTGTCGAATATACGGAGACGCTTCGCCACGTTCCAATTATACAAGGTAAATCATCTTTAGGAAGGCTTGGTTTATTTGTTCACATAACCGCAGGATTTGGAGATGTAAATTTTAAAGGACACTGGACTTTGGAGCTCGCTTGCATCCAACCAGTAAAAATATACCCTGGCATGAAGATAGCGCAAATATGTTATCATGATATTTCAGAAATGCCTTACACCGATTACGCATCAAAAGCCGATGCGAAGTATTCCAATCAGGGAAGCGATCCAGTAGCCTCAAAAAACTATTTAAATAAATAGCCATGACAGAAAAGCAAAGAGATAAATTATATTTGTTTAATCTTATTATTTTATTTACAAGTTCATTGTTTAATATAATTAATTTCTTGCTAAGATGTATCTTTCATTATTTAAAAAATTATGTATGACTGAAAAGCAAAGAGATAAATTACACGAACTAAATTTTTACGTTTGGTTTATGGTATCAGTATTTATGGGCTTAGGTCTATTTGCCGATTTGATTTATTTTTTAGTAAATAGATAGCCATGACGGAGGAAGAAAAAAAAGCAAGAAAGAAAGCCTACAATGAAATGTATCGAAAAAATTTAAGCCGATTTCAGAAAGAAAAAAGAAGGCTTAAAACACAGGAGTACAACAAACAAAGAAATAGTAATTTAACTCCAGAACAACTCAAGGAAAGAAGCGAAAAGTATAAAGTTTATTACTATGAAAATAGAGATAAAATTTTATCAAAAAAAATTGAATACCGTCAAAAAAATACAGATAAAGATAAAGCCTATCAGGCTGAATATAGAAAAAAGCAAAGAGAAAAATATGTAATAAGTGGTATTTATTACGCTGAACATCGTGAAAGGCTATTAGCCAAAAGAGCCGAATATCGCGAAAAACATAAAGATGAAATAAAGGCTTATCAAGCTGAGTATCGTAAAAAACAAAAAGCTAAAAAAGAATCATGTTAACAGAAAATGAAAAACAAAAATTAACTAAAGAAATAGCACTCCTTATTGTAGCCGCTGGAGGATTATTAACGCTATTTTATGCCATTTACTTTATTATTGACACGCTAAAAAAATGGTACTCATGAAATATGAAATTAAATGGAAGCAAGGTAAAGTGATTACCGAAGCAGAAAGCATTGAAGATGCGATTAATAAATTTAAGGAGCTGGGCATCGAGGTTCCAGACAAAGAAATAAGTATTTGTAAGTTTGGTAAGTAATTAGTTGTTAAAAGTGTTGTTTTAGATCCCATATCTTTAGGTATGGGATTTTTTTTTAAATAAATACATAAATATTTTTTTATATAATTATTTATACATATTTTTACAAAAGAAACAAAAAAACATTTTTATTACTACTAAATTTTAACAAATGGAAAAGAACATTTACACCGTGATGTACTTTGGCAATGCTAAAAGGTATCAAGATTTATGTGAAGAAGTGGCTGCCTATTCTAAGCGTAATGCAGTTGAAAAATTTTATGAAAAGATGCTAAATGAAAATTACTTTCCTGAAGATGAGTTTTCATGGGGAGGACTTGTAAAGGATTGCGACGGAAACGTGATTGCAGATGCCAATGACGAAAGTATCGAGTACGATGGCGGTTATTTTTATGCTGAACAATTAACAACTGTATAATGAAAGAGCCAATTATTGAGACATACGTTCCACAAAACAAACGCCTACCTTATCAGGTAGCCGCTGGCATTGGAGTTGCTTTTGTTATTGGGTTGATTTATTCCCCAATTAATACAAGTTACAATTATACTTCCTTTATTCCCATTATTGAACGTGACACCGTTTACGTTCACAAAATTACATCGCTTACTATCCAGGGCAAAGATGAAAAAAAAGAAATTGATGAAAGCGCCTACGGATCTCGTTCATATGGATGGGAGGTGCGCAAGTTATCCGGTGAAGAACTTAGAAAAACATTGGAAGGTAGAGGCTTCAGGAATTTAAAAGGAGTTGATAGGTCTAAGCTTCGTCGAATATACCTTGCTTATTGCTATGAAAGTATGTTAATGAACGTCCACGTTTTAACCGACTTTCCAGTATCAATGATTTATTCTTTTTTCATCATTGAGGCAACCAGTCAAGGAGTTGAAACAGAACTTTGGAGAAAGCACGCCAACGCTGGAGGGGTTAAGGCTCTTAAAGGCCATGGTACTGTAACCTACAAAACTCGCGAAGTTATCAGAGGCAAAAACAAGTTTATCAGGGCTAAATTTATGAGTGCCGAAACAACGGAACAAGGCATGAACCTTTGGGCTGGTGTTTTAAATTCTGGAAGGTACGCTGCCTGTAAAAAGGCAAATTACAGGATGAAAGGAATAAAACTTTACGAATCTATTTGTAAATGTGTTTATAAATCGGGATACCACACCGATACCGATTACAAGTTTCGTGCCTCATTAATGGCTGAGTACTGGCAGATCAAACGGGATAATTTTCCTTTGAAAAAAGAATACAATCAATTTTAAACCAAAAAAAACAAAAAACCAATGGAAAAAAACTTTACCAATACTCAATTCAAGTGGACGTTTGAAAGTATATCGGATAACATTCCTACTATTATGCTAATAACTATCCTTTTGACGTATGGCATAAACGCCTACCTGACTGCAATATTTTTACCCTTAGATTTTTGGTTAGCTATTATAGCAGCCTCTATTCTTCAGTTAGGGCGATTTGCCGTCGTTTTCATGGACTTTCTTAATCCAACTAAAGGTAGAAGTACTTACCCACCTAAAATAGCATTAGGAGCGACTATTGTGGCTTTAATTGAAATATTCTTTGGATTGCAGAAACATTATGAAGGAGGGGAATATATTACCATGTTTTTATTTGTTGGAACTATAATTGTTTTTGGGTATCTTTTGGAAATCAACTTTGTTGACAAAGGAGTAGAAGCCTACGGAATCAATGAACCAAAAATTATAAAAAGAAGAAGGCGTAAAATCATTGTTAAGAATGCTAATGAAGAAGTACCTAAAAACATTAGAAGAAATATTACCTCATATCAATTATCACTATTTTGAGAACCTATATCGGAGTTGATCCAGCGATTAGACTAAACGGAATGGCAGCTTGTTTTATTAAGCCTGACAAAGAAGTTGAATTTAAAAAATACAAAAGGTTTGTAGATTTTTTGGAAGACTCTTTTCACTGGCATAAAGATTATGAAAACGTTGTTGTTTTAGTGGAAGATAGTAGCCTTCAAAATGTAACTTTTAACTCTTCCATTAACCGCGCGATCCTTTCCCGTATGTCCCGTAATGTAGGCATGAACCAAGCGGCTTCAAGAATCGCTTACGAATGGATTAAGGAAAATGGTTGCGAAGCTTACAATATTTCCCCGGAACAAAAGGGCAAAAAATGGGGGAAGGAAACATTTATGAAAGTCTTTCAAAATGAAGGCTACAAATTTGAAGCAGATTTTAAACCAGCCAAAATAAGCCAAGACGAAATTGATTGTTTTACTCTTGCTTTACAAGCTAAAAATTACCAAAAACATGAAAAGAAATAGTGAAATGATTGACGGCATTAGTGTTGCCACATG